GATTTACCTATAACACCAGCGAGTGCTCCTACAGCGGCTATTGATGCTGCTTTACCTAAAACTCCAGCTACATCTTCTCCAAGTAGTCCTTTTAAATAGTCTCCTAATTTTCCAAATTTAGCTATAATATCACCAACAAGTCCAACAGCGTTACTTAAACCTTCTAAGAAAGTACCAAAAGGTCCTTCTACTAATTTAACCATTAAATCTTGCAATTTAACAATAGCTTGGTTAAATTTTTCTTGAGTAGATTGTTGTTCAAATTGAGTAGCTAAAGCTTCATTACCTAATTTAGCAGCTGCTTCTTCAGCAGTCATTGTTTTTCTTAAAGTATCATAACGTTCTTTAGCTGTGTCACCTTCAATTCCTGATAAGTTAACTAAAGCTTCTCTTTCAACTAATGAGTTAGCTAATTCATCTCTTGTTAATCCTACAGCGTTAGCCATTGCTTCTTGCTGTATTCTATTCATTTTACTAAATTCAGCAGTTCCTCCGACTTGTTTTAATATTTCAGCTGAGGCCCCTGCTATGTCTCCGTTTAGAGCTAATAATCTTGCTTTATCTAAATTTAAATCTTTACCAGTTAATAATTCAGCTTCAAGTTCAGCATTTATAGATTTTTCAAAATCTAATAAACCTCCAGCTATTTTATCTGCTTGATCTAAATTAATACCAAACTGTTTTGTTTTTACAGCAGCTTCAGCTAGATTTTTAACAGATCCACCTAAAGATAATTTAATAGCGTTTGAAACGTTTGATACTTCTTTTAATAACTGTTTTTCATTTAATACTAATTTATTTTGAGCACTTAATACTTTAACTGTTCCTAAAAATTGTTTTGTATTATCTTCTAAATTTCCGCCAGTAGCTAAAGTTAATTTTTGCATTCCAATTAACTCTTCATTTGTATACCCGGCTTGTTCTCTTAATTTAGTAAAAGTTATTAAATCTTTTTCATTTAGTCTAGCATTAGAACCTAAAGATTGTCCTATAGCCATCATTGATTGTTGTAAACCATCAGTATTTACAGCTGCGTCACCTGAAGCAGCTGCTATGCTGGTTAACTCTTGTCGAGTTTTAAGAGCATTACTATAGGTCATATTAAATCCTTTAGCTAATTCTCCTGTAGCAGTATCAGCTTTTAAGAAAGCTCCAACAATAGATTTAACTAAAAATAAAGAAATACTTAATGGATCTGTTAAATTTTTAAACAAAGATCCTCCCATAGAGGTTAAACCTGTTTTTAAAACAGATATTTTACCTCCCATTCCTTCATATTGTTTATTAGTAGCTGTGACAGTGTCTAATTCTTTTTTCTCAGCTTCTATGACATTATTAACTTCTTCTTTTTTCTTTTTAATAATCTCTACTTGTCTTTCAAGACTATCTTCTAATTCTTTAGCTGATTTTATTGATCCTAAATCTTCTAAAGAAATTTTAAGATTTTTGTATTCTTGACCTAGTTTTTTTCTTTCTTTAATCTCATTTTGAGTTAGGCCTATAGAAGCTTTTTTAGCATTTAATTCCTCTAATTGAAGTCTTATCTCATCTTTTCTTTGAGTTAAAGTATCTATTAAACTTATTTTTTCTTTAACATTTAATAATTCTTTTTCTCTACCTATTAATTGATCTGCTATTTTAGCAGCTTCTCCAGATAAATTTTTAATATTATTTTGTAAATTAATTTCTCTTTCTCTATCAGCTATAATTTGCTGTGATAAAGACTTCATTTTATCTTGGGCTTCATCAATACCTAATTGATCAGATAATTTACCTAATCCAATAGTTTTTAAACTTTCTGATAGTCCTGTTATTACATTACCCCCAAGACCTAAAAGTTTATTAGAGTCTTCAATCTGGTTTTTAACTTTACCAATAGTTGTAACTAATCCATTATATAATTCATCTTGACCAGATATAATGCTATTTATATTATTTAAAGAAGCTTTAGTTTTTTCATATTCTTGGCCTAATTTTCTTCTTTCTTTAAGTTCAGTATCTGTTAAACCTACAGTTGCTTTTTTAATATTTAACTCATTTAATTGAGTTTGTAACTCACTTTTTCTTTGAGTTAAACTACTTATAGAATCTCTAAGTCTTTCTTTTTCAACAGCTACTTTAGTTTGAGATGATTGAATTTCTTTTAAAGAAAGTTGACTTATTCCACGTTGATGAAATTTAACTTGTTCAGCTACACTTGATAATCTATCAAAACTTTTAGCTACATCATTAGTTGTGCTATTAGTTCGTTTAATTTCATTAACAATATTTTTAAAACCATCATTTATATCACCAATATCTGATGTTAAGGCTTCTGCTTCTTTACTTAAAGAAGAAAGTAATGTTTTAGCAGCTTTTCCAGACTTAACTAAACTTTCAAATTCAACTTCACTAATGTCTTTGTTTAAAAGTTTTATAAGACGTCTTAACTCTTCTATATCTTTTTTATTTAGTTCTTCAGCCATGCTAAAATATATATGTTATAAATATTAAAGCTTATAACTTTATTTATATTTAACTTTTTTACCAGAATTAGGAGATGAAGAGAACTGAGGTAATCCACTCCAAGCTTCCTTATTAACATGACCTGAAGAATCTATTAAAGTTGACCGACCTGGGATATTATTCCTAGTGTTTTCTACTTCTTCAGCTTCTTTAGTATAAAATTCATTTATTTTATTAAAAGTAAATTGACGTAACCACCTAGGCATATTATAAATTGTTTCCCAATCATATCCACCCTTTCCATGAAACACTATCTCATGAATTTGGGTGAATAGATTGACTCGGTATATCGGAGCGGTCTCAGAAGTCAGGCCAAAAAAACCTAACCCCAATTGGGATATCGACTCTTTCGTCACTCCCATCGGGAAAAAAAGTTAGATCTACATCAGGTTGAGTATCTTTGATATGTTTTCTTAAAGATCTAGCATCTCTAGCTAGTAAAAAGTTATCAACAAATTCTCTTATTGCTTTAGATTCTCTATTACCATCAACAGATGTTATCATATATTTTAATCTAGTTGATAATTCAGGAGAATTATTTTTATTAATTTTTTTAAAACCGTCTAATTCAGCTTGTATTTTTTGTTCATCACCATGAGTTAAAACTTTATAAGTAATGTTTGCCTGAGTTGATGGTAACGTATAATTAAACTCATTAACTCCTTTATTAGAATGTTCAAAAGGTTTATTATCAATTTGAGTTAAATCTACAGTATATGGTAGTCCTTCATATTCAAATGAATAGTCTTTACCATATCCTAGAACACGAGCTGCCACCATAATAGCGTTTTTATCACCAATAACTAGATCATTATAATTAACTTTACTAACAATAAGTGATTGAAGCAATTTATCTAATACAATACCTTTTTCAATATACGCCTGATTAGTAAGAATATCTTCTTCTTTAGCAGTCATATATTTCATTTCTATTTTACCACTTGATAGAGGATTATCTTCAGGATATAATAATCCTTTTGAGGGTAATTCAATAATTTCTGTTGGAAAGTTTTTAGTTGGTTCCATATCTTTTATTTAAATGTAACTTATTATATTCAAATATAAATATATCGAAAATAAAGAAGCTCACTAAATTTAGGTAAATTATTTTAAATATATTTGTTTTAATATTATACGTTTAATTTGTTCTTTTATATAAGTATGTCGAGATATTCCTTTTAATTTATTTTTTATTGGAAATTTTTCTTCTTGAAATATTAAAGATGTACTTTTTTCAAAAGCTTGAGAAGCTTTATATATATTAACTTCATCTATATTATGGATGACTTTATTTATTATCCATAATTTATTATTTTTCCATTCAACATAATATCTTTCTCCTAATAATATTCTCCATCTGTCTATAAATTTTTCATTTGAGTATATATTTTCATGTTTTTTAGTTAGTCCTCCAAATCCTAAAAGTAAAGGATAGTTTTTATTTCTTATAAAATCATCTACTATTTTAAAAGCGGTAGATGTCACTTTAATAAAATTTTTAGTATTTTTTTCTTCTTCTTTAATATCTGAAAACCAGTACCAATTAATATCCCAATATTTATCTATTTTATATTTTTTGTAGTTAATAGGAGAATTTAACATATCGTATTCAAATCTAAAAGTAAAAAAAGCTAATTCGTCTCCATTTTCTTTATATACAATATATGAGTTATTATCTCTTTTAAATTGTAAAGGAGTATCATAAATTTCATTTAAATATTCTTTTTTATATTCTTCATATAATCTTTTAATTAATTCTTTATTATTCATAATAATTCTTTCTATATTAGTCATAATATAAAATAAAAATGTCCGATAAACAAATATCGGACATTCTTGTAAGATTGAGGAGTGGATAACTGCTTTTTGAATTGAAGACTAGAAATTCAAAATACAATAATCCATTCCTAAGTTAACAGTTATTTCTTGAGCTGATGTATCTTCATCCCAGCTATAATCACCAAAATTAGCTGATTTAATAAATGCTCCTTTAATAATCCATTCAGATACAATATCACCCACAGGACCTAATACATTGATTGTTACATCTTTCTTATAGAAATCAGAGTAACCATCACGACCTGTCACTGATTCATGAGCTAAACGTACCCATTCCATTACAGCTTGTCCGCCTGATGGGGTTATAGGATCATGTAATGTCATTTCAATGTCAGCCCAGTTGGCTTTTCCTTTGATTTTGCGATAAACATTAATGTGGTTTATTTTAATTTCGCCCATATCAACACTTACAGCTCCTACTTTTTTAATCATATAAGCAGGAACACCATCAACATACATTAAGAAGCGATTTTTTACTTTGGGTTCAAATGCTGTAAAAAATATTTCGTTTGGATCTACTATTGCCATTTTTTTCTATATTTTAATTTGTTATAAATATGTGATTTTTAAAGAATTACGCTGGGAAAGAAGCTCCAGTTGGTGTAATATTGAAATCTAAGTAAATAAATTCAGCTGTCTTAGTTGGTTGTAAATAGATCTGACCATACATTTCATTACGATCAATTACTTCAGGTCCATTGATTGAATCATCCATTACTACTTTAAATGCGTATAAACCTTGACGTTGTTGAACACTTGTTAAGTATGGGTTAACTTGGGCTAAGAAGTTATTTCTTGTAGCAGCTGTGTTTTGTTCAAATACTAAGCTAAGAGCAATTTGAGAAATATAAGCTTTAAGAGCAATTAATAAGCGTCTTACATTCACACGATCAAGAGCAGATGCTTTAGCTTGTAATGTTTTCTGACCGTATACTACAGTACCTGTTCCAGGGAATGTAGCAATTGGATTAACTCTACCAGCATATAAAGTATCACGATTAGCTTGAGATAATCTTTGTTCAGCTCTAATTACATTAGATAAACCACCTCTATTAATACCAGCTGGTGCAAACCAAGGCTCCGCTACTGAATCATTATAGGCGTAAACACCTCCGATTACTGTTGAAGCTGGAACCCAAACTGCTTCGCCTGATGTTGGTTCAACTACTTGTACCCAGGGCCAGTAAGAAGCAGCGTAAGAAGTATTTCTATCTGTAGCTTGACCTGTAGCTGCTCCAACACTTGAATTAAAAGGAACTAAATCAAGTACATAGATACTATCTCCTCTATTTTGAATATTTGTTATAATAGTATCAATTTTAGCATTATGAGTTGGAAATGAATTAAATAAACCTGGAGTTAATAATACATTGAATTTATAATCATCTTTATTAGTAGTTACTAAATTAATCATATCATCATAATTACCAGCTACTAATCCTTGAGTATTAGTTTCAGTTATAGCATCATAAAATGAAGCTCCAGCTTTAATATTACCAGTTCCACTACCAAATGTGCCAGAAGCATTTGTTGGAATTGAACCAGTAAATGCTGTTGTTACATTACCATTAGAATCAATATAATTAGGTGTAGTAAAATTAACTTCTTTAACTCTAACATACTTAGACTTATTAACAAATGAACCAGTAGTAGACATTTGAATATTAGTTGAATCGTAGTTTTCTCTTATATCTCCAATAACACGAGCTATATAATTAGGAGTTAAAGGATCTAAACTTAGGTTAGACCAAGCTTCTACTGTAACTATATTAGAATTACTATCATCTCCTCTTCTAAGGAAAAGATCAAATGTTCCAGAAGAAGTATTAGCATTAGAAATTTGCCATCTAATATTATCTTTTGAACCACTAGATAAAACTCCACCTGCTGTTTGTGTACCGGTGTTATTCATTATAGCTCCATAAGTAAGAGTTTCAAGTACAAAAGGTGAGAGACCTGATGTTGGGCCACCTGAACTTGTTGGGATTAAAGAACTTGTAGCAGGTGCGAATGCTTCTGCTCCTGAACCTGATGCTACTCTCGCTACTAATAATCCTTGTCCACCATTAGTGAAATAATTATAAGCTGCTATTGAAGTATAATATGAGTATAATTTTTGATTATTAGTACTACCACTAAAGAAAGTAGAACCAAATCTAGTTACATAATCACTCCAAGTTGTAACTACAGTTGGAACACCAACAGGACCTAAAAGAGTAGGTCCTATAATAGCTGTTCCTACAGGAATTGCTCTTGTACTTGTAAATGTTTGATCGTTTTCTCTTGCTAAAACGCCTGGGGATATTAAAGTTTCTGCCATTGTTATTTGTATTTATTTTAGTTTTGTTATAAATATGGTGAAACCTTTCAAAAAATATTAGTTAGTTATAAATTCTCCTTTTTCTAGGTCAATAGAACCATCTCCATATTTTTGTTGTAAGTTAGCACCTAATTGAATTTCTTCTTGTACTAGATTTTTAAGTTCTTCTTTAAGAATTTCTTTTTGTA